ACGTGGAAACCTGCGAAGGCTCCACAGCCGATATGGGTCCATCCTGATTACGAGTTGTTTGATGATGGTCCTTACGGAGTTCTCTTGTTGGATTTGCTTTTAGAACACAAACCGGCTTATTGGCACTTTCACGCTAAAGCTTCTTATTCAAACTATGCACAATTTTGTGCTGATCATTATTCTGGAGTCAAATTGTTCCATATGGAAGATCAAACCGGTCAAGATTCAACCGCTCAAGGTTGGGCGGTCGTTGTTTTGGAATCTTTGATGAGGCATTTCTCTTTCCCAGAGGAAGTGGTTCAGAGATTTGTGAAGACGAAGCTCCACAAGACTTTGGATGGCAAAGTGTTCCTACTGATTTGCACTGATTCTGGGGAAGTTTGGACTTTTATGATAAACACCACAAGCGCGGCAGCGAGAATTTGTTTGAAGTACGATTTGCAACCGGGAGTTCCTTTGTCTTCTGGAGGTGATGATACGATGTTGCCAGCGCCGTTAAGACCAAACCCAATTTATGAAGATTTCAGGCTGATTGATCCTTGTTCCGATAAAATTTATGAAAGTTCACGCGGTGACTTCACTTCGCATGGGATAAAAGATGGGGTTGTTTTCAAAAACCCTATCATACTTCTCAAGCGGTTTTTGGTGAAGTTGGCCGCTGGGAGAGGAGAGGAAGCTGTCTTGGGTTATGGTGAGATGTGGAAACGCAATTATGATTTGAAAGAGTTGCTCGTCACTTTAATGACGCCTAGTGAGTTGGAAGCTCATAGTATAATGACCCGAATTTTCTTCAATTTGCGAAAAGAAGGGTTAAAGACTAGGCTGAAATGGGCCGATATGTATGATGTTGACGTTACAGAAATTCCTGAAACAGCGGTTCAATCATTTGCTGCTCTGAAAGAGCATGCTATAATGATATTGCCGAATGTGAATCGTGTTGTTCAGGAATACGTTGAGTCATTGAATGTCGCCAGATTGGACGAATACACTTCGTTGTTTTGATCTTAAATGACGTCTGAATTAGTTTCGAATTTGCAAGTTGTTGCGGCTCCCCATGAGGGGAATCTGAGCACTGAACACGCTTGGACTGATGTTTTCGATGTTGTTTGTCATTCTTGTTCTATGCCTTTTGATGTTTTGTTGAAAGATTATTTACCTGGTGTTGGTAGGGCGGATTTGGTGAAGATTGAAGCGAATATAACTACTACTGCTGCGAAACAACATGTTTATGTTGGTTTTTGTAGTACTTTGCAAACGCTGACCGCTAAACAAGCTGGTGGTAGATCTTCTGGTATTAGGTTCATTACTAATGATAAGACTTATGGTGCTCAAATCACCAAAGTTTTGGTTCCGGATGATACCTTTTCTCTTCAAATTCGTCCAAATTCTGCTATGCTTACTATGTTGAATTTCTTGGTTGATATTTCTGAGG